ACAAATCAGGTAACGGTAATGGTACAATTTGTTCTGGACAAGGATCGCAATCAGGACATGGTGTATTTGGAAACATTTTTTATTTTTTTAGTAATTTATTAATTACCAATGCAATTACATAATGCTGTTGCAAACGCTTGTATTACATCATTTAAATTTGCATTAGTTGTTATTCCTAAACATTGTATGCTAGGTCCTGTATAATTAATACAAGCAGCATCATATAATTCAACACAATCTGTACCGTCACATTCAGGAGGTGTAGGAGGTGTTGGTGGAACAACTGGAGGACAACAATTATTGCAATTACATCCTGTATTGCAATTTTGATTAGGACAACTCATAGTTTATATATTTTTTAATCGCACACAGGTAATTTAGAACTATCAAACTCTACAAAATGACTTGAAATATAAACGCCACAATCTAAATCTTTTGTATAAGCTCCACATAATCCTGTATCACAGTTAGTTAATTTAGAATTTATGTATATGTATTCAGGTGATGTACTTGCACCATTTGGTATTGTAAAAGTAACGTCTTCATAAACAGGATCACCATATTCGCAACTTTCAATTTTAAATCTTGCAATAATATTTAATGCAACACCACTATTGTTAGTTACAGGTAACAATGTACTTTTAGAATATAATGTAAAAACAACCGTTGCTACTTCAGGATCATATGGTTCAGAATCGCCTTCTATAGTGGTACAAATAGTTGCAGGTTGTGTTTCATATGTTACTGTAGGAGATACATAAAAAAGAACACTTGCTGATCTAAGTTTTGTTTGAGCACTTAATGCATTAGACATACCACATTTGTATATTGCTTTAACATGTACAACATATTCAACATCTACATCAATACTTTCACTTGCAATAGTCATCGTATTAATTTGGTCATCAATTTGAGATCTTGTTTGAGAAAACAAAGGTGTACTAAACGTTGTATCAGTTAATGCAAAAACTTGTACACTGTATGAATCAGGAGCTACAATGCTTTCTACTGAAGTTTTATTCCATGTAATTTGAGTTGAATATTCTCCTATGGTACCTATTGCTAAATTTTCAGGAGGTAACAAAATACAAGGAGAGTCAAAAGTGTTATTAGCAATTTCTATAATTTTACTTCTCATATCTGACACTGTCAACCAAACATTTGACAAAGATTCTCCTAAATTAGAAACATTATTTTTCCAACTTGGTATAGCACTCATTAATAAATCAACATTCATTAATTGAGGTAAATTAGATAAATTTGAAATTTGTTTGTTTATAGCATCATAAATAATACTTGGAGTACCTAAAGATGATGATAAATTACAATAATTTCTTTCAAAATATACAAATGCATCTTGTATTAAAATTTGTCTATTAGGTGCAAAATCAGAAGCACATTGCGAAACAACGTATATGTCTTTGTCAAATGATGATATTGCATTTAATTTTCCTTGCATAGTAACAAGAGCTGTTTCTATACTTAACACTTTTGACTTTAAAGTGTTTATTTCAAAAATTACTTCACATAATTTTGTTGCAACATATTCTACATAATCTGATTCAGGAAGAACTTGAACAAGATCTCCTTCATCATTTGTATATTGTAAACAAGTTGGAAGTTCTAATATAAATTCACCAGTAGAAGTTTCACCTACTATTCTTGCAGCAGACAATAAAGAAGGATTTGAAGAGCTACTAACGCTACAAGAATTAGTTATTAATAATTGTATTGTTTCTTCTAAATTTGTAGGTGTTGTAACACCAGAACCTAATAAACAATCAAAATCAATATTTTCAACATTAAAAATATTTTCTGACAATGCACATAAATAAGTAGCAAGTTTATATACAACTTCATCAATTGCATCTCCTGCACATAAATTAATACAAGAAATATTAGGTCCTTGCCATATTACACATCCTGAAGATATTTTAGGACAGTTTTCTCTATTTGATCCCGGGTTATTAATTGGTATTGGCATGGTTTATAGTGTATTTATTTTTTCTTTTATTGCAGACAATGTACATGAGCCACTCATTATACATTCACAACTTTCCATTTCAGCAGAACGAATTAATAAATTACGCAAATCATCTGCAAAATCTGCATTAATAAGAGTGTTACAATTTTTTAAACCGTATCTCTTTTGTTTATATTTTGCATACAAGCCACTCAGTATACATTCACAACGTTCCATTTCAGCAGAACGAATTAATAAATTACGCAAATCATCTGCAAAATCTGCATTAATAAGAGTGTTACAATTTATTAAACCGTATCTCTTTTGTTTATATTTTGCATACACAGTTTGTGCAAATACTTCATTAATTCGTACTAATGGGTCCATTATGTATTCTTATTTAAATTCTGATTATTTTTTAGTGCTACAAGTTGCTCTTCATATTTTGCTAAACAGTGAGAACATACTTGTACACCGTTTGATGCTGTTCTTGTTTGACATACACAACTTAATTGTGTTTGACAGTTGTTACATTGTGCCATTGGTTTTATTTTTTAAAATTAGTGATTACATGTTATACAACACCCTGTTAAATATTTAGCAAGTAATTTTTCTGCGTACTCATACATTTCTACAGCTTGAACAGGAGCATGACAATATTCAGCTTTTGCTTTTGCAGCATCAGCATACATTTTTATATATCGTAAATCATGCATTTTTTGATGTTGTTCAGCTGTTGGTTCACATGCTTGTAATTGTATTTTACAAATTTCTCTGTAATAAGTATTTATTAAATGTGTTGTTCTTAAATGATAATATTGCACATATACTGTTTCATTTGGTGAAACACTATAACGTATTGTATATAAACCATCAGGAAAAATTCCTGCAGGTTGATCGTTGCCTGTTATTCCTAAATCAGAAGTAGAAAATGATTTTACAAATCCTGGTTCTAATAATTTAGGAGGAACTGATTCGCTGTCTGTTGAATAATATATTGGCATAGAAAATCCAGGTAAATAAATATCCAATCTTGGACAATCTATTTCTAATCCTGCACCATACACAGAAGCATCCCATATTCTTAAAATATTTTCACATGACGTTTCTGGTATATCTAATGCTAATGTGTGTTTAATTGCCATAAGTTCTTTAATATTAATAACATTACTACACTATGAATTTACAAAAAAATATTAAATAAAACAAAAAGAGGAAGTAAATTAATACTTCCTCTAATTTGTTTGTATGCTTTATGATTACGGTAATACTGTAAAAGTACAATCGTAATTGTTAGCAGTTTGTAACCATTTAGTTATACCTTGCTCAAGAGCTGTTAAACGACCAGTTGTTGAAGGTACAAAGATTCTAATCAAATATTGATCATTATCCATTGTTCCAGAAGGATTACTCTTACGAGGAACGCTGTGTAACAAGTTGTAAATAAGGTATTTATTTGCACGTGTTATTTCACCAAATGGATTATAATCAAGAACTTCTCTCAAACGAGGATCTTGTTGCCATGGTTCTTGTTGGTATCTTTTAGCTAAAATTAATTCTCTGATAAGAGTTTCACCAAATCCTCTACCTTGGATTGCTTGCTGAACTTCAGCAGGAACAAAACATTGTGCTAAACATTGATTTCCTAACGGATCCATTGCAGTAATAGAAGCATAAATTTCAATTGGTTGATATTCTACGTGATCTATTGGAGAAAAAGAACAGTCACCAAAAGTAGTATCTACATAAGCACCTACAATTTCTAAGAACGAATCAACAGTGTCAGGAGCACTTGCGCCAGTTAATGGTACATAAGTTGTAGAATTAATAGCATCATAAATTTTTACAGCAGTACCTGCAGTAGTAGTTACAGCAGAAATTGCAGTAGAACCACTTGTAGTTTGAACAGTGTTAGCAGCAACTAATGCAACAGCACCTGCGCCAGTAGCAGCAGTATAAGATGCAGCAACATAAGCAATTACAGGAGATGCTGAACTAATAGTTGTAGAAGCAACAGTTTGAGAAATGTTAACTATAAAAGTTGAACCTGTACCACCACCACCAGAAACACGAGATACAATAGTTGTACCTGCAGCAACACCTGTTCCAGTAAGTACTTGACCTACAGAAAAAATTGTGTTAGTAGCAGTACCTACAGTAAACAAGTTACCAGCAATAGTTGAACCTGTAGCTGATGTAGCAGTAGTAGGAGTAAAAATAACTCTGTCGTTAGCATTAATACCACCTCTTTCTGTCATTGTCAATGCTGTAGCAGCAGAAGCAGTAGCAGTAGCAGCAACGCCAGCAACTAATACTCTATTCCATACAGTTCCTTGTACAAAATCTTTAACAGTTGGATACAATGCTAATCTGTCTGCCCATCCTAATAATACAATGTTTGGATCTACATTATTTTTAGAACCATCACAACATCCTGTGTGAGCATCTAATGTAAAGTAAGCATTGTGAGTTAAAAAACGTAATGCAGGAGAACCTTTAAGATCTAATCTTAATCTGTAAGTAGTATCACAAGTAACAGCACATCCAGCAGTAGCAGATATTTGGAAAATATCTTGTACAGGATTGTTTGGTTCAGATACACTAAATGAACTAATGTACTTAGGATTAATACCTTTAGATTTTACAGACTCTTTGTAACCTCCATGATAAGGTCCCAATTTGTCTACAGTGTGAAAACTACCTTGTGCTAAATACGCAAGTGGAGTCACAGCGTAATCAGGAGAAGAAGTAGATAATGCAACAGACAAATTGCTTGTCGCACTAATTAAAGCAAGTTGACCTGCTGTCAAAGCAGAACTTGCAGTACCAGCTGCACTAACTAAAGAGTTAGCTACTAAAGCCTTCTGGTAGGCATGTGGAAAATAAGCCATTTTACAATATATTTAAAGTTAATAAAAAATTTTATTTTAAGAATAGTAATTTATATTTAATACTATTCATTGTGCTTTTGATCATGTCAAGGTCATTTATAATTTCACTGTAAGGCATTACAGCCTGTAATGAATTAACTTGTTGACATAATTCTCTCATATAAGATAATCCTTCTTCAACAGAATTCAAAATTCTTGGAGCAGAATCTTCATAATTTAATAATTTTTCTGCAGCACCTTGAAATCCTTCTGCTAAAGTATCAGCATGTCCAGGTAACGCATCATATAATTCATTCAACGCTTTGTGTTGAGCATAAGAACCTAATCCTGTTACTTTTAAATGCAACTTATGAAAACTTGTAGCAGCATTCATTAGTTCACTTACTAACATAGACGTTTGTCCTTCAAGGGATGATCCAGAATTACCTGGTCTTTTTAATTTATAGTTTGGTGCAAAATCCATTTTTAATTATTTAATGTTGCGTTTTGTTTTGTTCTTTGATACTGATTCATTGATTCAATATCACCTGCCAAAATAGAACATGTTTCGTCTATTAATAGTTCAACAATATCATCTTTAAATTCACATTCTACATCTGTTGTTGAAACAGCACCTGTAGAAGGATTTACACAGTTTAATATTTCAATATCAACAGGTTTTCTAAAATAATACAAAATTGGTTTACCTAATTTAAATTCACCATTTGTATATATTTTAATTTTATTATTTGATATTGTACAAAATGTTTCACCCCAAGTAGCACTTGGTTTTCTAAAATCATCAACTAATAAATTATCAACATCTCCTACTTGAGCAAGATATGTAATCAATGGTCTTGGTGTAGGACAACAATCAGAAATACAATTAACAGATAATCTTTTAAAATACAAATAATCATCTGGTAAAAGATCTGTTTCGTAATAAGTTGCAGATTCTGTTGCATTCCATGTTGTTGATTTTGTATCAACAATCATTAATTGAACGTCATCAATGTTCATTTTTGTTGATTCATCACCTTCTTTACCTTGATTGTGACCATGAACTTGTCTACGAAACCACTCTAATTGTGCTTTATTAAATGCTTCAATAATTTGCCAACATTCAAGATTATCATAATCAAATGATGCAAGTTTGTTCAAACGCTGTTTAATCTTTATTTGTAATAAATTATTGGTCATGATTTATTTTGTTAACATTTTTTAGTTTTACCTCCCATTTTCATAGAAGGTATTGTAGGTTTCATTTGTTGTTTACTGATAGGTTTTTTTGCTTCAGCAGCATCTTTACCTAATTGTTTTTTATTAAAAGACATATGTTTTTATTTAATTACACATTCCAATATTTTTCTGTTGTAGCAGTAAGTTCTTTTAAAATTTCATCGTTTAATGGATTCTTTAAGAATGTCACAACATCAGAAGGATTTTTACCTAACATGCTTCCAGACTTCATATGATAAATATAACCATCACCTCTTGTAGAAATTAATTTATAAAAATTACCATCTTTTACAATTGCTCTTATCTTTAATGTTTCCATATCTAAAGCAGCAATTTCTAAAAATTTACCAGCAGTTTTACGTTTGTCTTTATCGACTGTTTCACCATTAATAAACTTATCCATGTTGTCATACATCACATCAAGTGGTGTAGATTTTTTATATTGTGTTGAATTTGAGTCGATTATTTTACAAACATAAAATAATTTGTTAGCATTTTTATCATACAATTTTTGTAATTCTGATAATGCTTTGTTTCTTAGTTTTTTAACTTCAGTTCTAATAGAAGCTGTTTCTTCATATTTATCTAAATAGAATTTAAAAGGTACAGTTGCATTTCTAGCTGCTTCTAATGATTTTGCTACAATTGAAAAACCACCTGCTTCAATAGCACGCAATTTTATTAAATCATAAGGATCATTTACAGGATCTAAATACACAGGTTCATTACCAAATCTCATTGTAATTTTGCTCCAAAACTCATCATTATCAGGTCTAAGTAATTTTACTTTAGACCAAAAATCTACATCTTCAATGTTTAATACATTTGCTGCTAATTCTTTTTCTAATTGAGCAACTGTAACTCTAATGTCTTTGATTGCTGCAGCAGCATCATCAGGATTCATTAATTTAATTTCAGGTGCAAATTCATTTAATCCAGATACATATCTTCTAATACCATTGTATTCAAGACACGCTAAAGATTCTTCATGAAAAACTCCTTCAAATAATGCCATTTGATATTTTTCTAATCCCATGTTAGCCATTTGTGCATCTACATACGGTCTAATTGTCAATGAACTGTTTCTTTTTAATGACTGGTGTTTGTCAATTACTGTTAATTCCATGTTTTTTTAATTAAGTTGGTTGTATTCTTCTTTCTCTATTTTTTGTAACTCTTAGTTTAAAGCTCCTAAACCACGTCAAGGTTGTTACATCTTAGGAGGAATACCTACATTTCTGCAGGTAAGGAAGATGACCATGTCAACTTCGGGGAGAGAGGAAATCTCTTACGCTCATTTTTTAAGTGAGACTTATTTTTTATTGTACTTGTCTGGGGATAATAACTCCCCAGAAGTACAAAGTTAATGTTTATTATTAGAATGAACCTCCTGTAATAGGATTTCTCATAACAATTTTTAACACTTTAGTTGGATCTTTTACCCAGATACTTGGCATAGTTTGAGTCATAAATACTCTATAACCATTAAAGTTTCCAGAAGATGCAAATCCTTGAGATCTACCCATATAGTCCATAGTACCATTTTGATAGAACCATTTCATCTCATTATCCCATTTAAGTTTTAATAAGAAGATGTTGTCATTTGTATTATCAGTAATATCAAATACAATAAAGTTATAAGAAGATAATGGGTATCCATCAATGATAGGATTCTCAATATCATTAGTGTGAACATTGTCAAACGCAGGATTCAATACAAACTTAACATTTGCCAAGAATGGAATTGTGTAGCTTGTAAAAGCAAATCCAAAGTTTAAATCCATAGCGTTGTTACCAGAAATAGCACCAACACCTGATTTATCCATGTTTGCAATTAATCCTGTAGAACCTCCAATAGTACCAGAGAATGCTTCTTTTTTAATTGCTTCGTTCACCATTCTCATACCTGCCATACCAGTTTGAACAATGATTTGACGATTTGGATCTGGTCCTTTAAATTCAACTTTACCATTGTAGAAATTAAAGATTTCTGATCTGAACAATTCTAAATTAAAAGTAGATTTGTTATAGATTCTTTTGAAAGAGTTATCTAATTGAGACCAAAGTCCAACAGATAATCTAATGTCATCTGGACCATCTTGTTTAATTCTACCACCTTGTCCCCACATTAAGTAAGTTTCGATGTCATTTGCAACTTTTGATAAGTGAGCTGCTTCTAAGTTAGTAACGAATGAACGAGTTAAATTACCATTATCATAAGATTTTTTAATGTAATCTTTACCCATTGATTTTACCATATCATCAATCTTAGTGATAGAAGGATCAAGGTTTTTATCAAATGATCTCCAGATTTCTGTTACAGGAACAGTACCGTCAGCATTTAATCCACCTTTCATCATCATATCAGCACGAGATGAAATAGAATAGTGTACGTGAGCTTCTGCACCTCCTACAAAGTTGTAATACTCACGGAAACCATTTTGTAATTCCCCGATATCTGAGAATTTTTCACCATACTCACCACGAGCAGAACCTTTTCTGAAGAATTTAGTTCCTGGTTTAAGATATTTTTTATCTAAAGCTGCAGTGTTGTTGTTGTTTACTAACTGAACAGTGTAGATAAATCCATCACCAGTAGGTAACACATCTTCTGTTGGTACAACATACAATTCAAGACCTTTATATTTGTCATAAGTGATGATATCACCAGAACCAAACATACGTCTGTTAATTTTAATTTTGAACGTTACTCCATCAGCTCCTAAAGCTGTTTGTGTAGGTTCTACATCTTCAACAATGTAAGGAAGATCTTGTACGATTGGCGTTTGCCATTTGTACTCTCCACGAGCATTATCTACCATTATGGTGTTTTTACCACCAAAAGATGCCATCTGATAAAGAGGCATTTCTACCTTTTGCGTCATTGCCCATAAATCAACAGGTCCTAAATCCATAGGTTCTGATGATCTTAGCATATTTTGCAAATGGTACGAGTCTACATGCGAACTAACTTTGTAAGTCGTGTCACGCAAAAAGAGACCATTGTTTAAAACAGGTGTTGCCATTGTAATTAAATTAATTTAAGGTTATTATTTGTTATCGTCTACTAAATATGTTTTGAGGTTTACTCAATTTTTTTGAAGGTGCTTTGTCTTCAGTTTCTTCTTTAACATAAGAAGATATTTTTCTTGCTTCTTCTGTTTTCAGTTTTTTAACTGTTTCTTGAACAACTTCATTTTTTGCTTGTTTTCTTATGTTTTCTTTATAATCATCTGGATCAGAAAGTAACCATAATGTTTCAGCAATTAAATCGTATCTTGGTTTTTGACCAAATTGATAATCTTCTAATAGTTTTCCAAGCAAGTTAGTTGGTCTACCAGTAAGACTTTCATATTTAACTGTTGTAAGTTCATCCCACAACATCTTTTGTCTTTTACCGTCTATTTTAACACCGTTCAACTCAGAAGGTTTTAACGTTTCATATATGTTTTGCATATATGCTTCTTTCTTTTGTTGTTGTTGTTGTTGTTTGTAAGCTTCTTGTTGTGCAAGTTTTGATTGTACAACTTGTTCTTGCATATCGTTTAATTTTGGTTGAAACTGCATTGCTTTCTTTTGCAAATTACCATTATCAAACCATTCTTGAATTTGATCTTCAATTAATTCTTGATCTCCTCCTCCAAATCCAGATGCTTGTAAATATTGTCTTACAATCATTTCCTGATGCTCTGGTTGAGCAGGATCAAGTGTTCTAACTTCTTCAACTTGTGCAAGTGCTCTAAATAAACCTTTTAAATCTTGTCCACCTTTAGCAACATACTCTGCAGCATATTGTAATTCTTCAGGTAAACTTTCAAAGAACTCTTTTGGTGTAGCAGCAGCAACTTCATTTTTCATGTTGTCAACATTTGCTTTCCATAAATCTTCAACATCTTTCTCAGAAAGACTTCCAAGATAATCATCTAATGATTGCTTTGAATCGTCAAAATCATCAAAAGCAAACATTTCATTGTTTTCAATTCTTTTCTTTAAAAAATCAACTAAACCACTTTTATCAGTTTTTTTTCTTCCAGGTTTTGATTTAGTATCATCTTCATCATCACCATTTTCTAATGCTGTATCTAATTCTGCAATAGCCTCACTTGTATCGTCATCTTCATCATCATTTTTACTTTTCGAAGTGTCATCCAAAAAGTCCATGTTAACAGGTTTATTTTCTGATGAAAACAAGTTGGGTTTGCTTTCTTCTTCATCTGATGTTACAATACTTTCTGCACCAGGCATTGGTAAAAAATCATCAATGTTGTCAATACTTACATTATCAACTGTGCTGTTGTTTTTTTCTGTATTCATTTTAATTTGTTGTTAGTTATTTTCTATTCTTTCTTCATATATAATCTACATAATTAAATCTTAAAGATTTACAATTACATAAAATTATTTTTAATTTTTTTATACTATAACGCTATAATAAATTTTACTTCTTGTTTGATGAAGGTTTTGCGTCATATTTGTTCTTGTTCATTGCTGCAATTTGCACTTGTTTGTCAGCAATTCTTTCGCGAGTTTGTAATTCTTGTTGTGTTAAGCTTGCTTTACGTTGCTCGTTTACTTGATCATTTATTTGTTTTTCTCTTTGTAAAGACGCGCTTTCATTACGTGCATTCTTTTCATCAAGATATTTTAATGTGTCAATATAATCTGATTGTTTGTTTTCATCCATATCTTGCATACCGGTGTATCCTGCAGAACGTATTTCAGCTTCGCGAATAGCATTGTCACGATCCAATTGATTTTGTTCAGCTTCAAAAGCAAGTTTTTGTTCTTGTCTTTCTGTTTCAGCTTGTTGTTCCATTTGAACTGTTTGTTGTTGAACTTGTTGTTCTTGCATACGTTGAGCATTAACTTTTTCTTCAATTCCTTTAAGAACATGTGTAATTTCAGACATACTGTCTGCTTTAATAATGCTTCCAAGATCATATATAGATGCACCTGCTGTATTATTTGACAAAGCAAGTTGTCTTATTTGTTCAGTAATCATACGTTGATTTACTTTTGTAGAAGTAAATACGTTTAGTTCACGAGATAATAATTCGGTACCGTTAATTTCAAAATTGACTTTTTCATCCATAGAAGTCATGTATTGCAATCTGATACTTGGTTTATTACTATGGTAATATTGTGCAAGATCTGTACGCATCTGATGTACACGTGGCATTAAGTTTTCACTGTGTTGTACAAAGTACATTTCTGTTTGAGAAAAAGATTGGTTTAACGCTTGCGTTACTCCTGTAGCTGTTTCTTGAGATGTAGGACCTCCTAATCGTTGTTGTGTAATACCAATAGATTCAAATGCTTGAGTTTTAAAATAAGTAGATAATTGTATACGAGATAATAATCTATTTGTTTGTTCAAGATTTAAAACTTGATAATGTTGGAAATTCAAAGCATTTTCAGTGTTAGTAATAGAAGTATCTAATGGTAACATTTGAAAATCTTTCATTGCAACATATGCTTTTGCAAAATTGTTTTGCCCCCAGTCTTCACCCATACTATGGCGAGGTAAAGCATTTTGGTCAAGCATGATAACAGTACCTAATTCATCAACTAATATGTCAGCAATCTGATTGTTTACAAGATTAAATCCTACTTGAAAAGGTTTCATCTTATCAACTAAGGATCTAGATTTAGAATTTCTATCTGAAAACACAGCTCCTTCAACAGGTAGTTTACAACCATATAATGTAAAATCACCTTTAAACTGAAATCTTACAGGTTTAACATTAAGATATATTGGAGAAAATCCAGTACTGTCGTTGTTACCGTAAAATGAAGGTCTATTTGGTCCGATTTTGATACCACCCCACGTTTGATTGATCCATATCCAATCAATGTGCTCCCCATATAATAAATTGTCTTTTGTTTTGTTTTTAAGTACAGTGTTGTCATATAAAGCTTTCTCAGTAATTTTATAATTTTCATCAACAATCATTTCCATAGGAATACCTTGCTCATCTATTTTTACAAGATGTCCTAACATACGTTGTGATTTCCAATATACAGTAGTTACGCGTAATAACGAATAATTACTAAAATCCATTAAATCTTCAGATTCATTTAAGATTCTATATATAATATCATCTCCTGTATTTAAAACAGCATCTCTATGTGCAATAAATTGTCTCATTCCTAAAGAAGGTCCTTCAACATTCCACTCATGCGAACGCGTAGCATCATAAAAAGAACCATCATTTTGAACACCTGGTAACATGTATCCTGCAGATTTTACAGGATATATAACCTCAAGAGCAGCAAGTTGTTCTTCATTCATCATGTAACCATACTTATCAATGATGTCAGAAATAGTCATAAGATCCATGCGACCTGCCCAGTTGGATTGAGAAATATATCTTGCTTCAGGAGACTTATGATAAAAAGTTAACAATGGATTCCATAGTTCTATTTCATAATCATCTTCTCTCATGTTAAAATGCCAAAACTCTCTATCTGCAATAAGCATGTCTTTAAATGCAAGATTTTCAAGTTCTTTCATTGTAAAACGTTCACCGTCAACTTCATGTTGATGCGTTGCCCATTGTTCAATCATAGAACGATAATCTTTTTTAAAGAATTGTTCTATTTCAGGTAATGACTTTATATTTTCAGGCGACATCATTTGTTGCGCCTGTTGTGCTTGTTCTGGATTTTGTAAGTCCAAACTCATTTGTTCAATGGTTTGTTGCATTTTTTGCTCACCATAACTCACAAGAGTTTGTTCTATCATGCCTTTTTTCATTTCAACCATTTCGTTGAAAGACCTGTCATCAACAGCGCGATACGTAATTCTATCATTACGTTTTGCAAACTCACCTGTTAATACATTTATAACATTTGGTATAATAGGAAAAAACTTTAATTCAAATGCAGATTCGTCTTCTTTTGTAAGAGTGTCAATTAAATCTGCCATCTCATTGTCTTCTTCGACAATGTAATCAGATTTATCAATTATACCATTTGCAAGTTTGTAATTTTTTAACAAGCGTCTTGCATTACGTCTAATTTGTTTTAAACCTTGCATTTCATACCAGTCCATATTCCACGCACCCCATGTTTCATCTTTGTCTTTTGTTAACAAAAATTGAACAGGTTGAGTTATAGAACCCATTCTGTTATAATCTGATTTTGCTCCAGCTTTTAACTGTAATGCATTATATATTTTTGGCATAACTTATATATTTTTGACGAAGTTATATATTATTATTTAATATTTTTAAAAGGATTGCGAGGTTTTCTCATACTGTCATTACTAGAATGTGAAGTACCATAATGTCGAAAAGGACTCACTCTCAATTTAGTATTTTTATTTGACTTTTGCAAATTATCATCTTCTCTTTCAACACGTTTTGTGTATCCTCTATTTGATTCTTGAACTTTTGCAAATGCTACTAAAGCACAAAATGCTACAATTCTATCGACGTTTAATCCATCACGATACGCAGCCATTTCTTTAAGCAACATTATGTCAGGTATTCTTTCAACACCATACGTAGTTTTTACAATAGTTCCGTCTGTTTTTGTTTCATAATCCAACTCTTCTTCAAGAAATTGTTTACCATAAGGTATAATATTTACTTTAAACATGGTACCAACGTTTTTCCAACCATATTCTTGAAACACATTCATGTTTGCTTGTATTTCTTTTAAAAACATAATTTGAGTTTTAGGAACCAAATACTTTTGTTTTCTACGAGCAATCATGTGCTGAATAAAGGCGCTGACGTTGTTTTCACATATTGTCCAAGCATTATACCATTCAATGATAAGTTCAAGCCTCTCGTGCGTTTTATTTAAGTCATCAAATCTTCCACACCATGCTGCAACAATTCTATCTCGTTCAATTGTAGATTCAATTGTACCATCTGCTTTATGTGTAGTTATTTCTTGAGAGGTTCTGTATATGTAAATAGAACATAATGAATCTGAAGTATTTGTTTTACCCTCAGCAACAGGATCGACAGATGCATAATACATTCCAAATGTAGGATCTTTATGAGGTCTTTCCCATACTACAAGCACTCCTTCTTTATCTTGAGTTTTTGGAGATATTGGAAATTCTGATATTGGAATTTTTTTAGAATCTTTTGCTACAACTTTTCCAGTTTCATCACGTGATAACTCTAAAAATTCTTTATAGTACTCACCTTCTTCAATTCTTCTGATTTGTTGTGTAACCAAATGCAATGGAAATACTGATTTAGTTCTATGTGCAAATGCCTCTTCAATGTTAATAGGTTTCTGAGAAATACGAAGTTGATAGTCATCAGGTTTTAATTTCTTTTTCCAGTCTAATCGCTCTTCAAGAATCATTTCAATTGCTCTTTCAACTTGAGAATTTCCATAATCATCAATACAAGGAAGCATTGACCATTGTTCAGGAATAAATAAACCGCACTGTGCTATTTCACCTTTATCATTTAATAAATTTGTTTCTACAGCTAGTACATCTTTACTATCAGGATTTAACAACATGTCACGCAAAGGTTCACATTGAGCAAGGTCCCCTACAGAACCTGCTGCAATAAACTGTCCGGTATATATCATACCTGATTTCATAGCTGGAAGTAAGTACTCCATTGTCATGTTCATCTTTGGAGCAATACCTGCCTCTTCATGATAAAACAATGTACAAGGTCCTCCTACTCCATTTGTAGGATCTTTATCAAGTACTAAACCAAATATTACAGATTTTAAACCTATATCGCGTTTTTTACCACCTTGATTGATTTCAATTTTTTGTTCCCAGTTTAAAACTTTATCTGGTGTACACGGTCTATACCATGCAGTATAAGTATTAAGAAAGTTTCGATATTCTTCAAGAAAACGCCATGTACCTTTTTCACTAATATAGTCTTTAAGTGAACCTGCCATTTTACTAATAGAACCTTCTTCAAACCAGAAGTAATTAATCATTTTTGCACCATGGTAATAACTAGATGCAATCTGACGTTTCTTTAAAATAACAGCATGCTTATAAGAATGTCTTCCAATTTCTTCATACAATGCCATGTGATACTGGGCATCTCTGACTTTTGCAAATCCAAAACGTGCTTCTTCTTTATCGTAGATTGGTAAAAAATTTAACCACATGTAATATTCTCTGGTTAAATACCATGTCTTATCACCATTTTTATAAATTACACCATTTCTACATTTAAGTTTTTGATCATCCCAATAAGTAATGTAATCTTTTGAACGCATTGGAGCAATACAATATACTTTGTTATTTTTATTAAACAATATTGCTTGCTCATTAAATTTGTGAGAACATTCATCAAATTCATATTTACCTGGTTCTTTAAACACAGACCACATAAATTCTACAAATTGTTCACGTTTTTCAAATTCTGTTATTGACCATGTGTCTGTTACATAATCGTATGTGGGTATATTTATATACATGTAAGAGTTTTTAATATTTTTAATAGTTCATCAATACTTGTGTGTTGATAAATATTATGTTCATTTATTGAACCATTCCAGTATGCAGCATGATCTTCTCTATGAAAAGCATTCCACAATCCTGTATGACTGTTATAATGAAACATCCAATTGTATAATGCGTTGTCTTTCATATTGTTACATTTGATCATATGCTACTTGTTGACCACCTCTTACTTGTGATTTTTGTTCTTCCATAAGGTCTTTGTATGCACCTTTAAAAGACATCCTAATTTGTTCAAACTTTGCAGCAGCATTAACCATCGAATTAATATTACCATCCCTACCGTGTTCAATAGGAGTAGTTTCCATATACCTTCCGAGACGATCGAGCATGCTTTTGATACCCATGTATGCACGAAACGTAGGGGTCTCATACAATTTGCTACAAAGTTTAAGAGCATCAACGATAAGATCATCTTCAGTACTAAAATTGACATTAAGCTGCGAAAGTATAAGTTCTTCTTTTTCATGTTCTTGCGTATCAAAATAAGGATTCAAATCAGGATTTGGACAGGTCATATAAAATAAATATGCAAAAACATTTTGATAATCATCAGGATATGCGTCAATTATCATTTTTAAATCTCTTAATACATAACAATGTTCACTTGGTACTACTGTTCCGTTTTGAATATCAAATAGTCTAATCATTTTATTTATTTTTTAGTTGCAGCATTTGGATTATCCTTATACCAATTTAAAATATCAATTACTTCTTGTTTTAAATAAGGAAGTTCGTGCACTTCAATATCGCGAATAATAGGATCACCTTCAATGTTTGTTTTTATAATAGGATACCCAAACTCATCTTTTTGTTCTTCTTCCTCAAAAGTAATATGATGTATAATTAATTTTCCAGCTTTTAAATTAGGATTATGCTTCAATATAATATACATATAAATACTGAGTTGTAAGTTATAATGATTTAAATTGCAATCATCTAAATGTGAAACAGGACCCAACATTTTTTTAGAAATACCTTCCCAGTTTTTAAAGGACTCTTTTTTAATTTCTTTATTTGTTTTATAATCTGTAATATGAACAGTGTTATCTGCTACTTCTACAAGATCAGATTGTCCACATATACCTGCTGATTTTAAATATACCATGTGTTCTGGATAAATACCATTAATTAATTTTTGCAATGGTGCTAATTTTTTTCCATTTCCATCAAGTAATGGTTTAATAACAGGTAATTCACTATCATGTCTAACCATTGTATCACAACCTACAATATCTTGTTCGCGTTGGTCATGATACCAGTTACCCAATGCACATGCTCTATCTGACTCGCGTTTCCACGCACTTTGTATTTGTTCAGGAGTCATACCTCTCCACTTATTATCTTTACGAGTGTTTTTAGAACACCTAAGCGCAATTGCCTCAGAATCAAATGGTTGCTTTAATCCACTTAACAAAGTGGTTACAGATTTCCATTTTGTTTTATCTTCCGGATCTATTGACACGTAAGAATGTGTTGCTGCTTCAAATACTATTGCCATGATTATTTGTTTATTTGTTTTAAAAGTTCTTGTTCTTCTGCTTCTGTTAATTCTGCTTTCCAAAATCCTTTAGGACATTCAGAAGCAAGGGATCTTGTCTTTAATTTTAAAGAACAACCACATTCAGAACAACAAGGTTGAGTTGTTGGCACAGCACAATTCGCACCTTTTAAATCTACAAATTCGCAATCTTTGCATATTTCATTTCTAAAAAATGCAATATTTTCTACGTGTGCTGTCTTAAACATATTGTTTTTGATACCTTCCATAATCAACCCACGATTTTTCCAGATTCTAATTGGATTTGCCATCTTTAAATTCTTGTTTTTTAAGTTTGACTTCTTGTTTTCTTTTTTGTTCTAAATTCATTAACTCTAACAATTGCAAATAATTAGCAATGTCTTTACGTTTTTGAATAATTAACTCATACGTTTGTACAGAGATGTCAACATTTGTTTCTATTTTTTGTACAAAATATATATTCTTTTTAATTTTTTCTTCTAATGCTTTTCTTTTAACAACAAATGTTCCCAAATTGGGAACTGCAATTGAATGATGTTCTGCAGCAGATAATTTTTTTTGTACAGTTTTATAATAAAATGAAACAATTTCATCTACTGTTTGGACAGAAAGACCTAAGTCTTGTGCTGTTTTTTCTACTATTGTTTTACGCTTTATTGGATTCAATTGCCAAATAATTATAGTCTAACAATATATTACCTTTAGAATGCACATCTATATCAGGATTTAAACCTATAACCTTTCTACCGGTTTTAGATTTTACCACAATATTTCTTTTTTCAAGTTTTACAATTCTGTTACGAACATTTTGTGAACGTACAGACAAGTCTTCAGGAGCAGTTTCAGGATATAATTGCTTTGCAGCATTCATGCAAAAACCTACTAACTCCATTGGTCCCCACATTACAAGTAATATAAGTATGTCTAAATCAGAAGGAATCAAATGTTCTTTTTTCATAAACATTATTTCTGTTATTAACTGATACTTTATTACATCAGGAGTGGTTACTTTTATTTTTTTAGTTACTTTTTTTACTTCCATTTCTTCTTCTAATGTTTGTTATTCTGTACATAATAGGCAAAAATGTCTATTATGCTGGACATTTTGTGGAGGTGAGGGGACTCGAACCCCTGTCCAAACCATAATCAATAATACAATTTATACAGCTTTTAGGTAATCAACTCAGTTGACGACTCCACCACTCTGTTTAATCTAACAGAGAAATCTTTAATTTAGGCTGCTACAGCAACTTCTTCTCTCAATAAAGAGAATACTTTGTTCATGTTAGCTTCGATTTGTGCGTTGTCTCCTTGAGATACTACACGTAAATTAGTATTGCCATTTATTATATTCATCTTAGTTTACAGTTATCTCTCTGGCTGATTGTATTACCTACTAATGACCTGTCAAAACCAGTCACCCCCAGTATTATTTTCTATCTAATGATATGTTTTTACAAAATCTTATTTCTTTATTATTTAATGTCCAAATTTCTCCATTATCCATTGCACACGTAAATAGTAAATCATGTTCTTGGCTATAATCAATTACAAGAAACGCATATCCTTCCATGTTGTCAGATACTCTTTTTATAGGTATCATTGGTTCCAATTGTAACATCATGCTTTTTATATTTAGTAGCGTGGGAAGGAGTTGAACCTTCGACCTCAAGATTATGAATCTCGCGAGCTACCACCTGCTCTACCACGCGCTATTGTAGTTTTTGAATACCCCCAGAACTACTAACTGTGCTAACCTACGATTTAGAGGACCTCCACGCCAACATTAAAAAATGTTTGTAATTCCTGTCTTCGATACTTACTGGTGCACCAGCAGAGGTCTTTCTATTTTGAATACTCGTAATCAAGTATTTGTCCTACTAAATCAGATCGATGATTTTCTTTAAGTTTAATCCACTTGATTCCTTCAATTTTCTTTGATAATTCAATTGCATAAGATAATCCTGAAATTGCTTCTTTAGTATCTTGTTGTTCATTGTCACCATTAATTACAATTTTACCTGTTTTACCAAGTCTTGTAAGAATTGCTAACATTTCTGCTTTAGTAAGATTTTGAGCTTCTTCTACAATTAAAATATCATCAATAGTTTTACCTCTAATAAACTGAACTGGAAGCGCGTCTATTTTACCATCTTTAACAAAATCATCAATTTTTACAGGATCCATACATTTGTAAAGATTCTCAATTAACGCTTCCATATAAGGATTAAATTTATCTTCAAGACTTCCTGGCAAAAATCCTAATGATCTTCCTACTTCAATTGCAGAACGTGTTACCAAAATTTTATCACATTGTTTTTTATTTAAAAAATCAAGTGCTGTTTGTGCACCAACTAATGATTTTCCAGAACCTGCTCTACCTGTAATTATAACAATCTGATAATCAATAATTAACTGTTTAGCTTGTTTCTGTTCTTCATTTAATGCAACATTATACTTAATGTCATTTTTTCTTGATCTATTTGGCTCTCTCATATTTTTTTAAATTTTAACTATATACTACCTGTACCTATCATCACTTATGTATTAACCGGACTCAGAACTACTGGGTGTCCCAATAGCGACAGGATTTCACTTGTGTTTATATAGTTTTTACCAAATGATAGCAATGTCTCCTTCGCTAACCATCATGTAATGTTTTTTATCAATTTCAACAATTTCAGACTGTTGTAAACCATATGTTGGAACATACACTTTATCTCCTACTACTACTTCTTCAACATCTTCTCCAACAGCAAATACTTCAAGCGTTGTCCATTGTTTCATGTTTTCAGCTTCTAATGCTGCTTCTGTTTGAGCATCAATTTGAATACTGCTTTCTTTCTTTACAGGTTTGATAAGTAGAATTCTTCTACCGCGTAATTTTTTAAATGTTGCCATAATTAATATTTAAGTGTTAATAGTTTTACAGATGTCATTTGAGCATCTAAAATGTCAAAGATTGCTTTGTTAAAAAGTTGATCTTGAAGAAAAGTTCTTTCACCATCTTCTGGAATATCATCGTAAAGAATGTCTGTTAATTGAGCACACAACTCTTTTACCTTGTTTACTTTTTCATCTCCAGAAGGATTAAAAGTTAAACCTACTAACTTTTCTCCAAAAGTTAATTCTCTTGCTTCGTTTTCTGCCATTACTTTAAAATTTTGTCTATGTTATTAATTGTTTTAGTTGTTTCTGCTCTACTACTTTCTACTGCTGTAAGTTCGTCAGATAATTCTTTTAACTTGTTTTGCAATTGACCAGCGTATTCTTTTTGCTCATCGTGCAACTGTCTTAACTCATCTTGCATTACAGTGAATACATTTAAGATTCTTGTTTTTTTTGCAATAAGAGAACTGCTTGTAATTGGTTTTTTAGCAAACATATTAGTCCTTTTTTAATGTTCTAACTTTGTTGTCTTCTTTTCCAGTTTGTTCAAGAGCAACTTGCGATTTTGGATTACTTACCAAAATTTTGTCACCAACCTTAACTCCGTTTTCTACTAACTCTGGATTTGCATCTAAATCTTCTTGAGTCACTTCGTGTTCAACTTCATTTTGATTTTGAGAAGCAGGGTTTTGCATCTGTGCCATTAAGACTGTGGCTTGAACTCTTTGTGCTTCATTTTTAGCAATTTCTGCTTGTAATGCAGACAAGTCACGTCTTAAAGTTGCAATTTCAATTTGCTCTTTGTACCAAGCAATAATTTGTTCCTTTGAAGGTTGTTCTGGTGCTTTTGTTTCTGTGTTCATATTTGTTAAGTTATTAATTACATGACAAATATATAAAGAAAAGTTTAACTTTTACAAATTTATTTTATATTTGTAAAAATTTAAAACAAAAATAACAATGGTAACAGTACTTAAATTTAGCGCATCTTGGTGTGCACCATGCAAAATGCTATCACAAGCATTAGGAGAAAGAGAAAATGTACAAGAAATTGATATTGAGCAAAATATGGAATTGGCTCAAAAATACAAAGTACGAAATGTACCTACATTGGTATTTCTAAAAAACGATGTAGAAATTCATAGAACAGTAGGTGTAATCTCTCCAAAAACTTTTGAGGATATACTTACAGAAATCAATGATTCAAAAGAAATCAACACCGTAGACATTATGAAAATGGAAGTAGTAAACGCAATAATCGAAAAAGGTGAAAACTAATTTACAACTATTCGGAACAGGATTATTACAAGTATTTTTTGTTGCAATTAATACTGTATTTCTGAGTAAATCACTATATTTAGGTGTAGGGATTTCTGCATTTATGATCAGTATGGTGTGGTCCTATAATGTAAAAAAAGTAGTGTTTGGTACATTTCGCGACAGAGTTGCTTATGCAGCCGGTGCAAGTACAGGATGTTTACTTGGATTACTTACCAGCGAGTATTTATCAATTTTAATTCAAAAAATATGGGAATAGTAGTAAGATGCAGATTCGATTATGGACAAATTGTATATGTCAAAACAGACATTGAACAGGATCCAAGACAGGTAATAGGTGTTCAAGGAACAGCTGATGGAGGTATGCTTATAAAGTTAAGCACAGATGGAAATGTAAGTTGGCATTATGAATGTGAAATAACAGAAGAAAAAGACATCTTACTTGCAATAGACAAATCATAACAGTTTGTCTTGCAATACAATAAACTAAAAACTGAACAATAAATCTTACTGGTTTATTATCACATATTGCATATCGCAATATACAATATAACCCTGGCGTAACTGCTGGGGTTTTTTGTTGCGCGTTTGTTAGTGTTTGCTGTTAACGGTGATCATCGCCTGCAAAACAAAATTTGGTAAATATTTTTGGCAACTGGTAATCAAAATATATTGTGTGTGAGAATGGTGGTACCCCCTACCAAACGACTCCCCCGCATCTCGCCAACTACCCTCCACCCCCCTTTGAATTCAGGATAAATTGTGTGTCTTATGAAAACTATCTATTTCATTCAGGGATACTCTATTGTTGCTATGTCATGGAATGAAGCGTTTGCTTACTTCCGTAACTACTGCAAGGAAGAGTGATCATTGTTAACTATGTTAACAACCTGACAGTCCAAAACTCATGGTCTCTACAACCATGATTTCTAAATGACTATAAGACGCTCAATACTTATTAATTTATTAATCTTTAAATATTTAACTCATGAAAACTTTGAGAAGAAACTTTGTAGAGATAGTATTGTTACTATCAGTTGTATTATGGTTAGTTACCATAGCTGTCACACCAGTTGGTGGTTGGCATGAATCTAATCCTTATCACGAGGATTATAAGTTTGCATTCCTTGCAAGCAATCTAATGGTGTTTGGAGCATTGGTGTTATTATTTGCAACTTCTAACTCTAAACGTCATGACTAAGCAAGATGCACTGAATGCTACAGTTAGTAAGTTCACTAATCTGTATGATGGATCAGTACTATCTCATGCGAGTGTTCGTACTATCATTGAACATTATGAAGCATTATTGGCTGACGCTAAACCTGCTTCAGTCAATGATCATTCACATTTCATTCAAAACTTCATAGAAGATGAAGTCACTGAAATAGAAAATGAATACTACATGGATCAAGATGATTATCCTGGTCTATAATAATAATCATAGGGTGATGCTACATTCCATCACCCTTTTAACTCAATTAATAATCTCTAATAATAAATCTTATGTCTTTAAAATTAAAATTCCTAACATGTCCTGAATGCAAAGGACACTCTTACAACAGTTACAGTTCTAATGGTATAACTGCTGATGTTAATTGCAGATGCGGTCATAACTATAAAGGATCGTTTGAATACAAAACTGTTGACTATCCTAATGTTACAATATTAGGTAAAACATTTGAGAAACTAAATGTTGAAAAAGAGATCTTCTATGATGAAACTCATAATGATGCACCATTTGGTGTAAACGTTAAAATTGAATTTCATAAAGAATCTCACTATAATGGTCGTAAAGATATTAGACATAATGCGACTGAGTTTCATTACTTATATAACAGTATTGAAAACGAACCAAGAGTTGCTATAGAATCTAATATTCACTATTTCGGTGGAACTTTAGATATAAGTCATATAAAATCAATAGTAATTACCAAAGCAACTAAAAAATATCGTAATCACTAACTAATAACTTCTATAATCATGATTGTAAAAATAGACATGGACTGGAGTATATGTTATTGTGCTTACGATGACATAATCGAACACGAAGTAATTGGTAAACCAATGTACTATAAAAGACTTGTTGAAGATTATAAAAATCTTATTAATATGTACACAGGGATGTACTCAAGTGGACTTCATTGGTACTACACTTACAAGTGGGAAGATAATAGAGAGGGGTGGTAAGTTACATTCTACCACCCTTAATAACCAATAATTAATTTTAAAAAACTCTTGTATGAGTATAACTACCAAACATTATGGAACATTTAAGTAAAGATGTTACGAGAACCAATTTGAGTGAATTGCATGTATTGCCAACTCTTATTGATGGTAAAGTAGTCGTTATAAATAGCGACAAAACTTACACAATGTATAAACCATTTAATCCTGGTGATATTCAAGATGGTTTTGATCCTACTGATTATGATCTATGTAGAGCAGACTTCTACAAATATGAAAATCATCAGTATAAATTAATATGGAATAGCCATTATGGTAAACATATTAAACAATGCATAGGTTCTGACAAAGTTGTTAAGTATACAACTTATAGAATTGGTTATGCATCATCTGATAGTAAGCGCATTGCAAAAGCAAGACGTCAAGAGAAACTTGTTAATCAAGCATATCAAGAACATCTTGCTCAACAAGCGTGTGACAAATGTGTCAGTCCTTCAGTATATAATCTGAAGAAAGGTGATAAAATTCACATCAAATCTCGTCAAGGTATCTACGAGGTTGTTAGTTGTGATTATTATACTATCACCATAACTTGCAAAAGATGGTCTGTTGATGGTAGTGAACCAATCAAGATCATAAGCAAGTCAGACTTTAAATGTCTTGCTGGTGGATTACATAACTGGTCGCGTTAATTCGCGACTGGTTACTACTTTCTACCACCCAAATAAAATAGGAGTGAGTCGCTGCCTGCAATGTGCGACAAACATTTATTAATCTCATAAATACATTTATCATGAGAAACGTTCAAATCACACCTTCTAAAGAAGGACAATTAATCACTGTTTACAAAAATAATAGTGATTACGGTTACATTACATTAACGTCAACAGAGTTGACAACTGATGCTCGCGGTTGGATTCGCGAATCTAAACGTAGCACTTTAATGCGTGCTACTGTTGAGTTATTGCAAAAATATATTGCAATGAATAAATCTCTTACCGTTGCTGGTAAGATATACGTTGAGGAATTCCTTGAGTCTGACGTTCCAGACTCATTCAAAGAACGCTTCAATAAGAATGTTGATTATGAAACGCAAATCAGACCGTACATTAAACGTGCTGGTAAAGATGGTGTTGAATTAACATTAGGCGGTGAGAGAATCTTACGCTTCACTTCATATGATCCAACTGGAACTATTGAAGACGTGAAAATTGCTCACGATAATACTGATGCTGTTAAAGCATTTAAAGCAACAGGCGTTGCTAAAATGGAAGGTGAAGAATAGTAACCATCTATA